ATATCGGCATCGCAGCAGATGAACCCCAGCGTATCCGTGAGCATCGCTACCCCCTGGTCGAGTGGGGAATGACTGAGGCTGACTGCCTCACTTATTGCCACGATAGAGGTTTTGACTGGGAAGGCCTCTACGATATTTTCCACCGCGTTTCCTGTTGGTGCTGCCCGCTCCAGTCATACGACGAGATGCGGAGCCTCAGAAAGCACTTCCCGGATCTGTGGGAGAAACTGCTCTACATGGATGCACATACCTGGCGTACCTTCGTGAAGGGCTACACCGCCAAACAACTCGACACACGCTTTGCTTTTGAAGAGGAGCGGCTTGCCCAAGGCCTCCCAATCAAAGGCAGGGCGTTTTTTGATGCTCTGAAAGAACGCCTAAAGGAGAGTGAGGAATGATGGGTATCTTCTCTGGCCTGTTCCGTTCCAGGGACAAGCCCCAAAACCGTACCGCTGGAAGTAGCTACAGCTTCTTCATGGGCAACAGCACCAGCGGCAAACCCGTGACAGAGCGATCCGCTATGCAGATGACCGCCGTATACTCCTGCGTCCGAATCCTGTCGGAGGCTCTTGCTTCTCTACCGGTCCATCTCTACCGCTATCGGTCGGATGGTGGAAAGGAAAAAGCTATAGACCATCCGCTGTACAGGCTGCTCCACGATGAGCCGAACCCAGAAATGAGTTCCTTCGTTTTCCGGGAGACACTCATGACGCATCTGCTCCTCTGGGGTAATGCGTATGCCCAGGTGATCCGTAACGGCAAAGGTGAGGTCGTTGCCCTATACCCGCTGATGCCCAATCGCATGACCGTGGATCGGGATGGCCGGGGCCAGCTCTACTACAAATACACGACTACTTCCGACGATGCCCCAACCATGGAAGGTACCACAGTATACCTTTCTCCCTCGGATGTTCTCCATGTCCCTGGTCTGGGCTTTGATGGTCTGGTTGGCTACAGCCCCATTGCCATGGCGAAAAACGCCATCGGTATGGCAATCGCCTGTGAAGAGTACGGAGCAAGGTTCTTTGCTAACGGCGCACAACCCGGTGGCGTTTTGGAACACCCCGGTACCATCAAAGATCCCCAGCGTGTGCGTGAAAGCTGGCAGTCCACCTTCGGTGGCAGCGGCAACGCTGGTAAGATTGCCGTTCTGGAAGAGGGCATGAAATACACCCCCATTTCCATCTCCCCGGAGCAAGCCCAGTTCCTTGAGACCAGAAAGTTCCAGATTAACGAAATTGCTCGTATTTTCCGGGTTCCGCCTCACATGGTCGGCGACCTGGAAAAGTCCAGTTTCTCCAACATTGAGCAACAGTCCCTTGAGTTTGTCAAGTACACCCTTGACCCCTGGGTCATTCGATGGGAGCAGTCTATTTATCGGACGCTGTTCACCGAAAGCGAAAAGCAGGAGTATTTCGTAAAGTTCAGCGTTGAGGGTCTGCTTCGTGGTGACTATGCCACCCGCATGAGCGGCTACGCCACCGCCCGTCAAAACGGCTGGATGTCCGCTAACGATATCCGGGAGCTGGAGAACCTTGACCGTATTCCCGCAGAGGAAGGCGGCGACCTTTACCTCATCAACGGCAATATGTGCAAGCTGGCTGACGCTGGTATTTTCTCTGGTCAGACAACCGATCCCAACCCACAACCCCCAAAGGAGGAAACCCAAATTGAATAAGTTCTGGAACTTTACCGACAACGACGATGGTTCCCGCACTCTGTTTCTGTGTGGTTCCATTGCCGACGAGAGTTGGTTCGATGATGACGTCACTCCGAAGGCATTCAGATCCGAACTGAATGCTGGCAAGGGTGACGTTGTCATTTGGATTAACTCTCCCGGTGGCGACTGTGTGGCAGCCGCCCAAATCTACAATATGCTGATGGACTACCCTGGCAACATTACGGTCAAGGTTGACGGCATTGCCGCCTCCGCCGCCTCCGTTATCGCCATGGCTGGTACCAAAGTCCTCATGTCTCCCACCGCGCTGATGATGATCCACAATCCTCTGACCGTTGCCATCGGTGACTCCGAAGAGATGCAGAAGGCCATCGCCATGCTGGCCGAGGTCAAGGAGAGCATTATCAACGCCTACGAAATCAAGACTGGTCTGTCCCGCGCCAAGCTGTCCCACCTCATGGACGCAGAGACCTGGATGAATGCAAAGAAAGCCGTCGAGCTGGGCTTTGCTGACGACCTGCTCTTCAAGTCCGAGGAAGGCACCGCTGCGGTCGAGGATAGTTTCACCTTCAGCCGCAGAGCCGTAACCAACTCTCTGCTGTCCAAGGTCAACCGCAAGTCTACCACCAAGCCGTCCGCAGAGGCGGCAGCCAAGTCCGAGCCTGCGAAACCCGCTGGCATTCCCGTCGCTGACCTCGAAAAGAGACTCAGCCTCATCAAACCTTAAGGAGGAAACTTACTATGGATAAGATTACCGAACTGCGCGAGAAGCGTACCAAGGCCTGGAACAAGGCCAAGGCATTCCTGGATGCCCACCGTGACGAGGACGGCATTCTGCCCGCTGAACACGTTGAGGCGTACAACCGCATGGAGCAGGAAGTCGTAAACATGGGTCGTGAGATCGAGCGTATGGAACGCCAGGAAGCTCTCGACCGTGAGATGAACGCTCCCACCACCAAGCCTCTGACCGCCAAGCCCGATGCCTCTGGCAAGGTGGACACCAAGACTGGCCGAGCCGCCGATGCTTACAAGGACTCCTTCTGGAAGCAGATGCGTAACCGCACCTCCGTCGAAGTCCGCAACGCACTGAGCGTCGGTGTTGACACCGAGGGCGGCTATCTGGTTCCCGATACCTACGAGAAGCATCTGGTTCAGGCTCTGAACGACCAGATGGTGATCCGCCGCCTGGCTCATGTGTTCACCACCGCCTCCGGCAGCCACAAGATCCCCGTTGTCGCTTCCCACGGTATCGCCAACTGGGTCGAGGAGTCTGGCGAAATTCCCGAAACCACCGAGACCTTCGGTCAGCAGCACATCGGTGCCCATAAGCTGACCGCTCTGATCAAGGTGTCCGAGGAGCTGCTGAATGACTCCGCCTTCGATTTGGAGGACTACTTCCGTCGTGAGTTTGCCCGTCGCATCTCCAATGCCGAGGAGCTGGCCTTCGTCACTGGTGACGGCAACGGCAAGCCTGTGGGTCTGTTCCACGAGACTGATGGTGCCGAGGTCGGTATTACCGCCGCTTCCGCAACCACCATCACCGCCGATGAGGTTATCAACCTCTACTACAGCCTGCGTTCTCCCTACCGCAAGAACGCTGTCTGGCTGATGAACGACTCCACCATCAACGCCATCCGACTTCTGAAGGACAACAACGGCCAGTATCTGTGGCAGCCTGCTCTGAAGGAGGGTTCTCCCGATACTCTGCTGGGCCGTCCCGTTTACACCTCCACCGCTGTCCCCGGCATTGGTGCTGGTCAGAAGGTTATGGCCTTCGGCGACCTGTCCTACTACTGGATCGGCGACCGTGAGGGCGTGTCCTTCCGCCGTCTGAACGAACTGTACGCTAACAAGGGTCAGGTTGGCTTCCTGGCTACCAAGCGTGTGGATGCAAAGCTGATCCTGCCCGAAGCTGTCAAGGTCATGCAGATGAAGTCTGCGACCTAATGAAGGGAGGCGGCGGTGATGAGTGATCTGTTGACCAAGGTGAAACAGAATCTGATTCTGGACCATGCGGCAGATGATGCTTTGCTGGAAAGCTACATCACCGCCGCTATTTCCTACGCTGAAAGCTATCAGCACATCACGGCTGGGTCTTACCACATGACCCCCATGCCCCCAACCACCGAGCAAGCTGTCATCATGCTGGCTTCGCACTTCTACGAATCCAGAGATGGTAGCACAGGTGGTTTCTTTGCGGATAATGTCCAAGCAAGCCAACAGGTCTGGAATACGGTCAATCTTCTTTTACGGCTTGACCGGGAATGGAAGGTGTAACCGTGGGTTTTGGAAATATGAATGGCTTTGCTGACATTGTCCTTACGAAGCGAGTCATGGATAGCGAGGGCTTCTCCGCCACCCAGGATGAAGTCCTCGCTTCTATCCGTGTTTACAGAGAAGGTCGCCACGGTAGCCAGCGGTGGGCAAACCTTGCCGCTTTTTCCGAGGCGACCGATCTGTTCCGTTTTCGTGTCATCCCTGGCGTGGAAATCACCACCAGCCACATACTGGTTTGCGATGGTGGCCGCTATGACATTGTCTCTGTTGAGAATGTCAAAGGCCGGGGGATGTATCTCGAAGTCCTCGCCAAAAGGAGTGACGCTTCCATTGGCAAAGGTTGATATCAAAATGCCAGAAGAGTTTCTGGAAAAAATCTCCCGCCTGGGTAGCGATTTTGATGCTGTCGCCGAAAGCGTGCTGGAGGCTGGCGGTGAAGTGGTTCTCGCCAGGGTGAAGGGCAACCTTTCCAGCGTGGTTGGCCAGGGCACCAAATACGACTCCCGATCCACGGGAGAGCTGGAAGGTGCCATCGGCCTTTCCCCAGCGAAACTGGACCGGCAAGGCAATCACAATGTCAAAATTGGTTTTGTGGAGCCACGAAGCGACGGCGGTAGCAACGCCAAACTCGCTAATATTTTGGAATACGGCAAGCATGGTCAGCCCGCCAAGCCGTTTCTGAAACCAGCAAAAACCGCATCAAAATCTGCCGCGATTACCGCCATGCAGAAGAAATTTGAAGAGGAGGTCGAGAAGCGATGAGTATCCTTGCAGATCTTTACACCGTACTTTCCGCGCTGGATCTTCCCATTGAAACTGGTGTTTTTAAGGATGAGGCCCCGGATCGTTATCTGGTGATTGTTCCCATGGTAGATAGCTTCACTCTTCATGCCGACAACAGCCCCGGCATTGATGTTCAGGAGGTTCGCTTATCACTTTACTCCAAGGGCAACTACATCAAGGACAAAAACACCCTTGTAAAAACGCTCCTTTCAAATGACTTCACCGTGACGGATCGTAGGTATATCGGTTACGAAACTGAAACTGGCTATCACCACTAC